GATGACCGCCCCGGAGGCCAGGTAGACATCCGAGAAGGCGAGGGTCGCCGCACCCAGGGACGCGGTGTCGTTGGCGTTGGTGTAGAGGGCGGACCCGGAGAAGACGAAGCGGTTGGTCAGGGTACCGGCCACCATGACGCCAAGGTGGGCGATGCCGTCCTCAGAGGTGCCGGCGTTGACATCGGAGGCCTGCCAGCTGAAGCGGGCGAACTCCGTCTGGGTACCCGCGTCGTTCGACAGCATGTAGGACAGGTAGGCCAGGTCGTTATCGGCCATCGTGGCCCTGTCGCCCTCGAAGCGGGCAACCTGGACCGAGGCGCTGTCGGTGGTGTTGACGAAGCGGGCCGTATTACCGGCCAGGCTGAAGGTCTGGAGGGCCGTCCAGGTGTTGGCCGTCCCGTAGATGGCGGCCAGGGCGGTGGCGGCGTCGGTGGCGACCTCGGCCACGGCGGTCTGCACGTCGGTCGCGGCAATGGTGCCTACGGCAGCGAAGCTGATCGCGGAGGCGTCATGCGCATCGCCGGTATCCGCCAAATGGGCCGCGAAGTCGGCCTCGATGGCGTCCATGTCGGTCTGACGGGCAAACAGGTATTCGGTCATGGGACGACGTATCCTATGGTGTCACCATCCATGGCCCATTGGCCATCGACGATCTCATAGCGAGTTGTAGCACGCCCGGCGCCGGCATACACGCGGGGGCCATCCAGGTCATAGGGGTCCGGGACCATCTCATAACCAAGGTAGCCGCCCCTTATAAGGAGCCGCAGGCCGTTGCGGTGGGTCTGGATGAAGGGCCCCTCGAAGGCCGCGAAGGTCACCAGGTCCTCTGTATTCAGGCCGCTGGGCGCATCGGTGTCGATGGCGATCAGCTCGGTGGCGTCGTCGAAGGTCAGGTACCAGAGGGTGCCATCGTCGCGGTCGGTCATGCGGTAGGTGACCGGCTGCGGGGGCATCCGCATCGGTCCGCCAAGGCCGCGCCTGTAACCTAGGTACCTAGACATTGTTGTTCTCGACGAAGATCGTGCCGCCCGTAGCGAGGTTGGTGCCGGCCGTGACGTTGCCGCCCAGGTCGTTGCCCTCGATGATTATACGCCCGACGCCAGCCCCGCCAAAGACCCCGTACCGGGCCTGCCCGCTGGAGGCGCCGGTGCCGATGAAGTTGTTCGAGATGATGACCCGGGCCGCGCTGGCCGCCAGGTTGATGTTGTCGTAGGTGTTCGCGGTGGCCTGGCCGTTGAGGCCGATCACGCTGTCGGAGATGTTGATGGCAGCGGGTCCGGCCGCGACGGTGATGCCATGGGTGTAGTTGGCCCAGATGCGGGAGCCGGCCCCTATGGAGGCCTCGCCCCGGAAGGAGGCGCCGAAGACGGTGCCGGGACCCGCCAGAACGGAGCCCTGCCAGAAGCCCTCCACGAAGAAGCCCTCGCCAGCGGCCAGCTCGGCGCCCATGTTCAGGTTGTGGTCCAGCTCCAGGTTAGTGGAGTTGAACCACATCGGGTAGGACGAGCCCGTGTTGGCGCTGTCGATCATGCGATAGCCGTAGCCGCCGTTAAGGAGGGCGCTATCGTTGCATGCGCAAGAATATGCGTAGTTGTCCTGCAGGAACCAGACCAGGGAGCCGCTAGCGACGTACTTCCAGCGGGCAGTGTTATCGGTGATGGCAGTGGTGAACGCGGCATCGGGCGTCCCAGAGCCGGGGATGCCAGAGGGGCCGGTCCCTGATCCCGCCGAGGTGCCCGCCGTGGAGCACTGGTAGATGTTGCCGTTGTTCTGGATGATGTCGTTCAGGCTGAAGGCGGTGGTGGTCGTCCAGGTCTTGAAGGTGCCATAGGTCTGCGGGTAGGGGTTGTCCGCGTTGAAGTAGTCGGCCGTGCAGCCAAAGACGCCAAGGGCCGCCGAGGTGCCTGCAACGTAGATGCCCTGGGTTCCGTGCATGTAGCGCATGCGGATGCGCCGCAGGTAGGTCTCGGCAGAGTAGCCCACCCAGATGCCGTTGTGGTGCAGGTCGATGCGGATGTTCTCGATCCGGGGCGTGTAGGCGCCACCAGCGATCTTGATGGCGTAGCCCGAGGTCTTGTAGACCGACGAGGTGATGAACACGTCCCTGAGCGCGTTGTGCTGGCCCCCCGAGAAGACGATGCTGTCCCCGGTGGCGTGAGCGAAGCGCAGCTCGGTGCCCCCGGTGAAGTCCCCCATGCCGTAGAACTCCATGGCGTTATCGGTCACGGAGTCCCAGGCGTTGAAGTTGAGCTGCCCTGCCGGCAGGTAGATGCGGCGCTTGCCCAGGACGACGGCGTCATCCATGGCGGCGTTGATCGCGGCGGTGTTCACGGCAGCGGTCGCGCTGGCGCTGACCCCATAGTCCACCGCGAAGAGATGCGGCTCATCGTCCCGCGTGACGGCCCGATTAACCCGGTAGAAGAGGCGGGTCATCATGTCGTAGAGGGACCGCACGAGCTGGTCGTGCGTGGCCTCCCAGGTGTTGCCCCGGGTCCCGAACGCTGGTGTTTCGGGCAGCTTATCAACCACAGCGGTGCTCCCTCACCTCAGCAAGGGTCCCCTTCAGGGTCTGCTTGCAGTGTCGGCAGGTGGCCCGCCAGTCGGCAGCCTCGGCGTTGGCCTGCTCCATACGGGCACGAGCCTCCGGGGAAGCCCCGTGACGGCGACCGAAGGCGATACGGGCGGCTTTGAGGCGCTGCTCGGGGCTCATCGGCGGCCTCCGGGGCGCATATCCACGTCATAGCCGCTGATCTCCCAGGCGGTCCCCTCGGTGGAGAACTCCACCTCGAAGAAGCGCCCCGCTCGGAAGGGCGAGACGAAGTGCGCCCCCTGGTCCAGGTCCAGGTCGAAGGTCTGCGTGTCCGTCACGGTCGAGGGGCCGCTGGCATGGTCAGACAGGTAGGTCTTCACGGTCAGCCCCAGGCCGGCGAACTTGCTGGCGAAGGGGTAGATGCGCGTCAGGAGGCCCCGCATGCGGCTGTCGCCCAGCGCGCGACGCCCGAAGCGCACGTAGGAGGGCAGGGCGGTCCCCGCGCCGCTCTGCACGGTGTTGATGACCATGATGGTGCCGCCGAAGGTACCCATCAGGGAGAGGGGGAAGGCGGCCGACAGGAAGGACTCGTTCCACCGCATGAGGGTGTCCTCCCAGGCGTCGGTCAGCTCGTCCCAGGTGGTGAGGTCGGTGGTGGCGCCGAAGCCCTCGCAGGTGAACGGGAAGTCACGCCGGCTGAAGGGCGTAGGCGTGCGGTCGCCCACCTCCTCCAGGTAGTGCTCGGTCCAGGCGATCTCGACGGGCGCCGAGAGGTCGGTGCCGGCTCCGGTGTCGCTGGTCAGCGGGATGCCCCAGTACAGCTCGCCCTGCTCCTCGTTGAAGTGGCAGAAGGACATCTCGTGGCGGGTCGGATCGCGGAGGCGCAGCACTTCGCGCCAGACCTGCTTGCCCACCTCGGTCACCGCGACCCCGTCAAACAGGTACATCGAGTCGGTGCCGATGAACTCATGGTAGTCGCCGAAGTCCGCAATGAGGCGGGAGGCGATGGGCCCGATGCCGGTCGAGGCGTCGCGGAAGACGAAGACGGTCGGGTCGCCCACGAACTGGCAGAGGGTGATGTGGCGCTCGCTGTAGAGGACCAGGTTGTCGCCCAGGTCCTCGATCTCCTTGATGTGATCGACGCCGTCGTGGACGCGGAACTGCTCGGAGAGGCCGGTCGTCACATCGACGGGGTTGCCCACGTCGCTGTTGATGATCGACGAGGGGAAGGACTCGCCGCCAACGACGATGTTGGCGTAGATCATCATGTTCTTGTAGACGGAGAGCCGCTTGGCGGTGAACCCGAAGCCAGTCTGGCGGGTGACCTGGGTAGCGGAGCCGTCCCAGCTGACGATGTCGTCCACGCCGTTGGTGGCGAACCAGAGGTCGTCGCCGGTCCCGTCGTCGGGGGCCACGAAGACCTCGGAGTCCCACACGTCGTAGAGGTTGCCGGTGAAGCGGCGCCGGATGGTGTAGACGCCCGCACCGATGGTGCCCGCGCTGGAGGTCAGGGTGATGCTGGTCTCGCCGCCGACCGACTGGACCGTGTACCAGGTCGCGGAGAGGGAGCGCTGGGAGGCGCTGCCGAAGTGGATTTTGTCGCCAGCCGCGATCTCGGCCGTGACCCAGGCCGCGCCGCCGCCTCCGGTGACGGCAGTACCGCTCGTGGAGGCCGTCCCGGTGGTGTAGCGGGCATTCAGGTAGAGCGCCGTGTCCAGCGTCTCGTCCCACTCGTAAAGGTCCTTGGTGGTAGCGACGATGGACTTCTCGGCCACGCCACGGATGAAGAAGGTATCGATCAGCGTGATCGGGTCCGTGAAGGCGATAGCGCTGTAGGCGACCCACCCCAGGTTGGTATTGGAGAGCTTGCCGTTCTTGATGCGGAACTGGTGACCCTCCGCGATGGCGCCGGGCGGCACCTGCAGGGCGTCGAGCCCCAGATAGAGGCCCAGGTTGGGGCTGGTGATCGCGCTACTCGCCGGCATTGGACTTGTCCTCCAATGCGGGCACCGCTTGGGCGTCTACGGTAAGGGTCTTGGGGGGCTTGGCGTTGTCCAGCCTGTCACGCACCCCGGCAACGGTGCCGGTCAGCTCGGCAGTCTTCTTGGCGAAAGACCCAAACTGGTTGCGGACACCCTCGGTAGCCTTCTGAGTACCTTCGAGGCGGTGCAGGCTGGACACGCCGAACTGCACGCTCCAGGCGAGCGAGCAGTCAAACACCCAGGTGCCGGGGGCACGCTGGTCGCTGAATTGGACCTGCTCGACGCCGCGCCAGAACATGCAGGTCTGGCAGTGCACGTTGCAGGGCCCCATCAGGGGGCAGTTCACCCCGTCGGGCCCGGGGGGCTTAGGGATTACGCTTACGGTCATCGAGGTTCCTCCGGTGCACGCCGAAGACGCGGGTGCGAACGCGCTTCCGCTTGCCGCCCCGATCCTCCAGCTGGATGTCCAGCGCGATCCCCACCGAGTCCGCGTAGTCCTCCAGCAGAGGCGCCAGGCGGTGCTCCGGGGCCACCCCGTCATCGTGTGAGCGGGCCAGCTCGCGCAGCTCCCGCAGGAGGCGCCGCACGACGGGTTGCTCCTTAGTGGACCAGCGCATCAGTAGGTGTCCTTCTGGATGATCTTGGTGTCCACGTACTTCACCGCGAAGTCCATGGCGGTCCCCGAGCCGAGGGCGGCGGTGACGCCCGAGCTGAAGGAGGCCGAGATGTTGCCCGAGACAGTGACGCTGTGGGTATGGGCGCCGCCGCTGTCGATGGTCGCGGACGAGTTGGCCGTGGCGAGGGTCACATCGTTCGGGTTCTGCTCGGCCACGTTGGTACCGTTCACAGTGCCGGCGTTGCTGGTGTGGCTGTGGGCGCCATCCGAAGCGGCGGTGCCGGTACCGCTGAAGGTACCTGTCACGGACCCCGTGACACTCTTCGTGACGGCCGGGAGGTTCGCCTCGGCGATGGTGCGCGCCGTGAACACGCTGGTGAACGCGGTAGAGCCACCGGTGGAGACGGTGCCGCTCGTCACGTTGCGGAAGGTGGCGCCGTTGTAGGCCGCGCCCGACTCGACGGTCCAGCCGAGGGGCGCCGTGGTCTGGGCACACACAAGGCGGTCCCCGGCGCTGAAGCCGATGGTGGACCACACGTCGGGGTCGGCCGATTTGCAGACCTGGAAGCAGTTCAGGGTCTCGTTGAAGACCATGTTGCCCTCGGTCCACTGGGTGATGGCGTCCCGGGCGGCGGTGCTGATCGAGGGTATCTCCACGTAGCCGTAGGTGTTGGAGATGGCGTTCAGCCACGACTCGACCACGTCCCGGAACGTGCGCTCGGCAGCCGGGAAGTTGGCAACAACGTCGTCGTCCTCAGGGAGGGCTTCGTTGGGCAGAAAGGGGGCAGACGCCATGGGTCATGGCTCCTTGGCTCAAGGTAGAAGAGCCAAGGATAGCACGCCTTAGCGGATGGGGCGAGGAAGGGCCGCGTTGGGGTTCGCTATGAGGGTCTGGACGCCGCTAAGCCGGAACTGCTTGTCTCGGCGCAAAACCTCCTGGAACTCAGTCGAAGCTTTCTGCGTCCAGAGGGTGCCGCGCTCCTCGTCCCAGTTGTTGAAGAAGCCCTCGGCCGCAGCGCGCCAAACGATGAAGGTGTCGGCGTTGGTCGTGAACCAGTTGTAGTCCGCGTCGGCCGACAGCTCGGTCAGGTACTTCCAGTAGGGGATGCGGATGCGGTACTCCCCGGCGCTGGAGTCCTCCCAGTCCGAGTTGGAGTCGCTGCGGGGGTATATCTCGTAGGAAGCCGCAGCGTGCTCGTCAGAGGGCTCCGCCAGGAGGATGAGGCGAGGGGCCCCAGCCAGCTCGGCGTCCTCTGCCTCGGCGCTGGAGGAGCCCCAGAGACCCTCTGCGACGGAGCGGTCGGTAGCGATGTCCAGCGGGCGGTGGCGGCCCTTGCCGGTCAGCTCATAGGGCTTGCCCCGGAACTCCTTGAAGTTCGAGGGCATGGACCCCAGGACGCGGGTGTCGGCGGCGGTGGTGAAGGAGGAGAGGGCCTCCATCACCTTGAAGTTGTGCTTCACCTGCAGGGAGCGGACGGCCTCCTTCACCAGGGTGGGGACCTGGGCAGTCACGGACGAGGGCAGATCGATGATGATCTGCTGGACCCGGGTCTGTATCGCGCCGTAGGTGGCCATCAGGCTGCATCCTTACTTTTTGGCGGCCCGACCAGGTCCGGGCCTTCCAGCTCCTCCTCCCACATCAGCGGAAGGAACCCCCTCGGCCTCGCTAGGCGCAGGAGCGGCTGGCGGGCAGATTTGGTCGAAGATGGCCCGTGCAGCGGTCTCATTGAGCTGGGCCGTCCCGGTGAGCGCTGTACCATCTGGGGCCTCCACCACGCAGCGACCCGAGGCCGTCTGCACGATCTTGAACCCGTCACGCTCCAGTATAACAGTCCGCGCCCCCGGCTGGGAGGCCTCCAGGTCAAGCTGCTTCTCGATGGCGGCCTGGGCCTGCGACATCATGTCGCGGCGCTGCTTCAGCTTGAGGTAGCGGTCCACATCGAAGCCCGCCTTGCGGGCCAGGTCCGGCGCTACGGGGGTGCCGTAGGCGTTCAGCCACACGCCCGGGGTGTCCCGGTACATGTAAATCTCCATGCCCAGCTCGGGCACATGGCGGATCAGGACGCCACGGTCTTCGTCGATGTTGCTCTTTGCCACAGGGGGCCTCCGTCAGAGTGGATGCGTCCACTCTCCTTAGCTCAAGGGCCAAGGGGCCCGCAAGCGAAAAGGGCCCCCGGAGGGGCCCTTCTGCTTAGCTGGTGGAGGCGGCGGCGGTGACGTTGCCAGTGTGGTGCAGCACACCCTCGATGACCCACTGGGTCGCGCTGATGCAGGTCAGGCGCAGCCAGGAGCCGAGGATGCCACCATCAGTGGCCGCGTTGATCAGCACCGCGATATGCGTGGAGCCGTTGAAGGACTCGACCGCGAGCGGGTCCGTCAGGGTGTCGCTGTCGAACTTCAGGACGGTCCCGAGGATGAAGTCGGCGGCGTTGCCGGTGATGATCTTCTGGTCGCCCGAAGCCCAAGAGGCTGGCCACACGAAGTCGTAGTAGACGCCGACAGTGGCGGCGGTCGCCTCCGGGAGCGTGAAGAGGAAGCCGTCCGTCTTGTCGCAGACGCAGAGGGCGCCCGACTGGTCGGTGGTCAGGACGACCGCAGCGCCGTCAGCGACGACGAAGCGCTTCAGGGGGAAGGCGCCGGTGGTCGCATCCGCGATCACGGCCTTGCCCAGGACGTTCGTGCCAGCGACGGAGCCATCCAGGAGGGACAGCTCGGCACCGGAGGAGGTGTTGGTGGCGAGGACCGCAAGCTGGGCAGCCGTCAGCGCGGTGCGGGCGAGGTTGCCCAAGCAGGCCGCTGCGCGCTGCGCGGGGGTGAGGACACCGGCTGCGGTGACGAGAGGATCATCCAGCTCATCAAGGTGGCGGTGACGAGAGAAGGCGCCGAAGAGTGCCATGGTCGTGCTCCTAGAGTGCTCATTATGGTTATGGGAGGGGGCCCGAAGGCCCCCTCAGTAGGCGTTAGCTTACGTCGTTGCTCGTGTCGCGCATCAGCGGATCGACATCGGCCAGGTGGCTCAGCAGGGGCAGGTAGTAGCCCTCGATGAAGCTGATGACCGCACCGCTGTCCGCCTCGGCGTTCGTGGCCAGGGTGATCGCGAAGCTCTGTCCGGCCGGGATGAGGCAAGCCTCGTACCCGGAGAGGAACGGCGTGAGGTTCGAGTTCGGCGCCTCGTTGCGCGTAGAGCGCGACGTGTTGGCATCGTAGTCCTCGGCCGTCTCGCCGTCAGCGTCATCGATGTGCATGTCCTTGTAGACGATCTGGCCAACCGCGAGGTTGGTGGCGTTGGCCGCCATGATCGTGAAGGTGCCCAGCGAGACCTCGGACGAGGCCGAACCGACCGTGATGCGCCGCGAGAGAGCGGCGGTCATCGCGACCGAGTTGTCCGGGTTCACCGCCGTGGTGGCCAGGATACCGACGCGGGTGACGACGAAGGGCAGAACCGGGATGAACTCGGCCACTGCGCCTGCGGAGTCGATGTTCGGCGTATCAGCCGCCGAGACGAGGACTACCTTCTGGAGATCGGGGTGCATGGTGTGCTCCTATGTTCCTATTCCTGTTCCGCCAGCGCTTAGGTGCTCGCCAGGTGGACAACGCGGGCCTGCGTCGGGCGCTCCCAGGTGAGGAAGGCCTCGACAGTGCCGACCCAGCCGATCTCGCGACGGGTGCCCAGCTCCTCGGGCATACCAGCCCGCAGCTCCGGGTCCATGATCTTGACCAGGCCACCAGCATCGGCGCCGAAGAAGATCGCCTCGCCCGTTGTGGTCGAGCTGCCGATCAGGTCCGACATCGCATCGGTGTGGTTGGTCTCGTAGAGGGTGAAGCCCTCCACATCATAGAGCTTGCCGCTGACCAGCGGGTCCTTGGTCGAAGGAGCCATCCAGTCCTTGAACTCCGGGTCGTTCTTGATCCCGCGAGCAGCGCGGGTCGAGAGGATACCGACGTAGCGGCCGTTCTTGAACTTCGGGCACTTGAGGGTGCCGTGGAGCCGGTCATGGATGCGGCGCAGGTCCTGGATTTCCAGGTTGCGGTCGCTGAGCGAGTCAGCGCTGCCGTCCGTGACGAACTCGCCACCCGTGGACAAAGGGGTGTACTTGTACGGGGTCAGCTGGAGGGCGTCCGCGCACATCTTGTCCATCGTCAGGCTGATCTGATCGCGCAGGGCCTGCTGGAACGGGTCCATGATGTTGAAGTGCGTGAGATGCTGCTCGAACTCCGTGATCGGTATCTTGTAGCCCCACTGGCTCACGGAGACCGACTTGGTCTCGATTGCCGGGCGACCGCTCGGGAGCGACGCATCGACCTCGTTGACACGAGTGGCGAGCGGCAGCTTCATGATGCGGGTGATGGTGACCGTGTCACCCTTCTTCTTGCCGAAGCCGGGCTCAGTCCGCATGAACTTCATGAACTGAGTGTCGGCAATCGCCTCACGGCGGATGTCGCTCGACAGGGCGTGGTTCCGGTAGGTGCCGGTCGGAGCGTGGAAGGTCCAGGACATGGGGGTGCCCCCTGTTGTATCGGGCCCCGTCCGATGGGGTCCGTGTACACTCTCAAGGGGGTTCCGTCAAGCTCCTTGAGTCAAGGGCCAAGGGGTGAGGGGGGCCGGGATTAAACCGACATCTCCCACAAGTCTGCCGTGGGTGCTCTAAGTTGGTTGAGCTATCCCCCTCAAAGAGGAGCCGGGGCGGGCTTCGAGACCCGCATTGCCGCCTTATCGCTGCGGCTGCTTACTTAGCAGACCCGGCAAAGAAGTCGGGGGCCCCCGGACGGGGATCGAGGGCCCCCCTGAGGCCGGCCAACTTAGTGCCGACCCCAGAAACCGTCAGTAGATGCCCATCTTGCGCTGGATGGCCTGTAGGTCGCCCAGCATATCGGCGCCGCCCTCGGGCTTGTTGCCCGCAGAGGCCTTGCCGCCCGACTCTTGGCCCCCAAAGATGCCCGCAGTCCGCCCATCATCATCGTTCTCGGAGGGTTTGGCGCGCGAGGCAGGGGTCAGAGGGCCTTCATCGTCAGGCTCGACGAGCTTCCCGAACTTGGTGTGCATCTCCTTGGCCACATCCGCGAAGAAGAGGTCGCGCGAGGCGCCAAAGTAGCGGTTCATGTCCATCCCGGCCTCTTTGGCCTTGGCGGCCACCTTGCTGGAGACGGTCTCAACGAGGTCCTCGAAGGGCGCCCAGTCCGGGTAGGCCTTGGAGAAGCCCTCCCAGAGGCTGTTCACCTGCTCGGCCTGCTTGCGCTGAGCCTCCGCCTGCTGGCGCTCGTAGGCGCGGGTCGCGTCGAGGGCCGCATTGATGCGCTCCTGCATGACGCGGGCGTGCTCTTCGGGGTTGTCGAGCTGGTTGGGGATGCCGGTGAGGTCCACCCGGGTCAGTTTGGGGTCGATCTGCTGTCCCTGGTTCCCTGGTTCCCTGGTTCCCTGCCCAGGAACGGACAGCGCGGAGCGCCGAACCTGCTCCTGGAGGTCCTGATTGGTGCGCTCCAGTGCGTTCAAACGCTCCAGGAGGGCCGCTTCGGAGGCCTGCTGGGTCCGCTGAGGGGCTTCCTGGGGGTTCAGGGAGCGCCCATGGCGCTCAAAGTGGGCGAAAATGTCGTCTGCAGCCGGTTCGGCCTCAGCTTTGGGCTTCTTGCGTGCCATCTAGGGGCTCCCGTCAAGGTTCAAGGGTCAAGGAGCGCATCTAGGCGCTCCAAGGGGGCCCTGTCAACCCGGGAACTTGTGGGCGTCAGCGATGGCGATCTTCTTGCGGGCCCGGAGGGAGCGCGCCAGGCGCTCGATGGCCAGGTACTCGGCCCACAGCTGGAGCGCCATCTCCTGGGTGAGGGTCCCCGAATTCGATGACTGCATGGCCTGGGCGGTCACGCGATCCTTTGACCGGCTCAGCTCAGCCTCGATGTAGGGCATCGCCGCCTCCAGGACGGGCAGCGACATCACGGCAGACTCGGCTTGGACGAGGACGCTCACTTGGCAACTCCCATGGACTTGGCGATATCGGCCATCTCGCGGACGGCACCAGCCCCGGCGTTGGTCGGAGGGGGCGCGCCACCCCCGGGCATGCCCATCTGCTGGGCCTGTTGCTGGGCCTGCTGGAACTGGCCCATCACGTCCTTCATCATCTTCTCGCGCTCGGACAGGGCGATCTTCGACATGTCCACGTCCGACAGCTCGAACAGGAGCTTCACCATCTTCGACATGTCCGCAACCTGCAAGAAGGCGGCAAGCAGCTCCTTGGACTGGGCCAGGTACTGGGTCAGCTGCAGGAGGGCCTTGAGCATCCGGTTCTTCTGGATCAGCGTGGAGATGCCCTGGGCCTGGAAGGTGATGGGGCGGGAGATCAGCTCGCGGCGACGCTGGTAGAGGGCGTCGAACATCTGCTCGCCGGCAGCGGCCCGGATCATGGTGTCTTCTTTGGTCACATGCTGCAGGCCGGTCTTCCACACGAGGTCGAGCGTCGGGTTGAGCCAGCGCGCCTCGATGGTCTGGGCGATGGAGCGGATGAGGGCGCTGGAGGACTCCTGGGTCTGGCTGATCTCCGTGGCGCTGGTCCGGCTCTTCGGGGCGAACTGGCCGAGGCCGACCTCGTTGATGTCGGCTGCTTCGCGCAGCTCGTTCTTCATGGAGTTCCAGACCGTGAAGGACTCGGGCGGCAGGGTGCCCAGGTCGATGGCCTTGAGCACGTCCTCGGCACGGACACCGTCCTCGGCCTGGAGGAGCATGTTGGGGGTGATGCCGCCAGCGATGGCCTCGGGGTTCAGCAAGTAGCCGGGGACCGTCACAAAGGCCTTCATGCTCGACATCTGGACGGCATCGAGCAGGAGGTTCGTGAGGTTGTTGAAGACCTTCGCGACCGAGCCGAAGTCCTCCATGTAGGTCCGGCCGTAGACCGAGAAGGGCGCAGAGACCAGGGGGGCGTAGACCATCCAGTCGCGGCCGTGCCAGTAGGGGTTCTTCTCGGGGCCCCGAATGAGGAATTGCCCATTGCCCACGACCATGAGGGCGTCCTCGGCGAGGACCTCGCCGTTGTTGCCGACGACGGTGCCGATGTACTCGTCCATCTGGATGGGCTGGCGGGTCGAGGAGAGGTCGTGGCCGTGGCCCGAGGCTTCCTCCATGCGGCGGCGGGTCTCGCCGTCGATGTAGGTGACCATCTGCTCGATGGCCTGGAGGTTGTAGATCGGGCTGCCCTGCTTGTCCTTCATGCGGGCCATGGAGCGCAGCTCGTGCTTGTCCAGCTCGATACGGCGAACGCGGTACAGATTGCGGTAGGTCGGGTCGAGCCAGACCATGCGGGGGTCGGTGGTCTCGATGGCGACGCGGCCGTTCTTGTAGTCATCGCGCCAGCAGACCGAGGAGCACATCGCCATGATGGCGCCCTGCTTGCACTGCTCCTCGAACACGGCGGGGAACCCCAGGCAGGTACCCGTTTGGTTGCGCCCGGAGACCGAGAGCCACACGTCGGTCATGTTCTTGATGGCGCCGGTCATGTCGCCTTCGCGGTCGGCCGGGTCCGTGACCGTGTAGAAGCCCTTCGGGCCGGTGACCAGCGCTTCCTTGAGGGCGGCGGCGAAGCGGTCCACGAAGGTGGGCACCTCGGGGAGGGTCTCCTGGGCCTGCCAGGAGGCCTTCCCGGCCATGTCGAACCGGTTCCAGTAGAGGTGGAGGTTCTCCTCCCACTTGTCGTCGCGGTTGTTGAGGCCGCCCTTGCGCGCGTTCTGGGCCTCGTGGAGGTAGCCCTGGAGGATGGGCACGATCTCCCGCGAGTTCTCGTCGCTGGGCCCCGTGAGGGTACGCTGGTCCCCTTCGGCGGGGGCGCCGTATGCGGCCACTGGGACCTCCTAAGTTAGTGGCGCTGGGCGCACATGATGGCGGTGAGGTCGGAGTTGGTGCCGCCCGTAGTGATAATGCGGTAGTAGCGCCAGCCAGTCTGCATCTCGCCTTCCCCACCATCAGTGGTAAGGGACTCGATAGTGACCCAGTTGGTTCCGTCGTTGGAGCCCTGGAAGCTGAGAGTGGCGCTGCCCCAGGTTCCGAAGGCCTGCCAGGACAGGCTGAAAGCTATGATCCTACCAAAGGACACCTTGGTGCCGGTAGCCGTGCCGCCGGTCGCGGAGGTGTCCCAGGTCGCGATCTTGAAGCCGTCGTCGGTCGAGACGAGGGATGCGACTGGTGCCGATGCTGCGTCTGCCATGCTAGCCTCCGAGCTTCGATCCGTCCCGGACTGTGCCTGGGGGGACCGGCTTGCCTATGCGGAACAGCGCGTCAGCCGCGCCGCTCCCTCGGTTGCCAAAGTACCCCCCTTGGGTCGGCTTGTCGAGGGAAGCTCCTTGACCGATGGAGACCTTCTTCTGGGAAGCCCCAAGGGGGTAGAGGATGGCGGCCCCATAGGCGAGGGCGTCGCCGGGGTGCGAGTGCATGTTCTTCTTGGGGACGGTCGAGACCAGGCCGGTGCGGGCGATGTTGTAGTGCCAGCCGCCTCGGAGGGCCTGCCACACGGCGCCAGCGCGCTCGCGGTCTACCTGGACGAGGCCCCGACCCTGGATGGTCTTGGCGAGCACCGCGCAGAGGGGGTTGATGCGCTCAAGGGGCTTGACGGGGCCAGAGCGCCACATGCCGCCGATCTCCTTGCGGAGGTGGCGCACGGCGCTGCGGTTCACGCTGGTCTGCTCGCCGGTGAGGCCGGCCGGGTCACCGATGTGGCGGAACTGTATCTTCAGTGGAGCGTACCGCTCCGCGATGAGGGGCTTGACCAGATCGTCGATAAGCTCGGCGACACCGATGCCATCTCCAACCATAGCATCGAGAACAAGCCATTGGCCCATGGGAGTCCTCTGGGTGATGATGCAAGTTGGGTTATGTCCGAAATCCCAACACATGACAGCCTCAAGGCGTGGGATTGGAGTAAGGCCGATGGCGAGGTGGATGCGATCATTCCATTGCGGGGTGACAGCCTTACCCTCCAACTGGAACCCAAAGTCACCCTCAACGAACCTTCGGATGAGGTCTGGCCGGTGGGACCATGTGCTGCGGAGCTGGGCATAGTAGTCCTTCGGTAGGTGAAGCACGTTCTCGGGGATGTTCGGCTGCCAGAGCCGGAAGTCCTTGTCGGCCTGGGTGACGAAGCGCCGGTAGGTCCAGTGGCCCTCGTCCGGGTTGTTCTCTGCGAGCTTCGCGCAGTACCACTTCATGCCAGGTTGCCTGAGGCGCGACAAGCCAATATCGAAGACCATCTCGTCCACGCCAGCGGACCCCACGGCGGGGGCGGGCTCATCGATCCCGAAGCCGGCAAGCTCGCGGGACATCAGCTTGGTGGCGTCGTTCTGGTCGTCCATGCCCATGAAGATGACCTCGCCCTTGGCCACACCCTCGGCCCAGGTGAAGGTCTTCTTGGTCGCGTTGTACTCCCCGTACACACCAGGGGGGAACCACTGGAAGAAGGTCTTCTGGGTGGTGCCAACGATGTTCTCGAAGGTGTCGCGGATGAGGGCCCAGGACGCCCCGGGGTTGTGGCGCGTATGGTAGAGGGCGCCCCAAGCGAGCGCCGTGCTCTTGCCTTCGCCCATGCGGCTTGAGAAGAGGTCGGCCTTGGCGCGCGACTCGATGAAGTTACGCTGGACCGGGTTCGGGTTGAACTCCGTCTTGTGTAGAGTCGCCACTCTTCTGCTCCTTGGCTCTTGCACGCCGCTCGCGCATATAGGCGTTCACGCGCTCTGACTTGGCACGCTTCTTCTCTTGGAGCAACCGTATTTGGGCTTCCTTGTAGGCCTGGTCGGCCTCCGTAAGGGCGATACGGGGGATCAGAACGCGCTTCTGGGGGCCCACCTTGGGCGGTGGCGGCTTGCGGATGCGCTTGTGGCGCGAGAGGTTGCCCCGGGGGAGGTTCTTGGGTGCCAGCTCCGCGTCCTCCATGGCTTGGACCTCGGCCATGGGCATCTGCACGGAAGCAGCGAGCTGGTAGATGTTCGGATGGTCCTTGGTGCCGGCGCCTGCGGCGCCACCCATGTCGAGCGAGGTGTTGATCTGGATTGGCACGGTGACATCCAGGGCTGCCTTCTCAGAGAAGACCTTGGGGTTGCGCTTGGCGATCATCCAGCGGACCCAGTTCGAGAACATGTCGAGCGCCTTCATCTCGGCGGGGGTCCCGGCCTTCTTCAGGGCGAAGCGCAGCTTGTCCGTGACCTCGTCTTCGAGCACGAACGCCGACACTTCGCGCGCAGCGGCGAAGGCCGTGGCGACCTCGACGTGGCGCATCACCCAGACCAGGAAGAGGGCCTTGGGCGGCATGCCGGGGTCGCGCTCGATCTCCGCCAGGGTCCGGCCGAAGGCGATACCCTCGCAGACGGCGAGGGCGGCCTTCTGGTCGAGCGGGTCGTCAAGCGTCCAGAGGCGATCCGTTAAGGCTGGCAGGGTCATGGTCGGGCCACTTGCAGGTGAGGGTCACGGGTTCGTCGTCGCCGGTCAGCGGGGCGCTTTCAGAGGGGGTCGTGTTCTCCAGCTCCCAGACCCACTGCTTGGGGCCAATCTGGCGGGAGCGGGCGACGCCCTCCTTGGCGCGCTTCATGGTACGGTCGCTTATACCGGCGCGGGAGCCAGCGGCCAACACGTCGAGGGAGGGCTTGGGTCCGTCGCGCAGGTAGTCGTGGATGAACTGCTGGGCCTTCTTGAGGCCCTTCGGGACGCGGCTGGAACGGGCCTTGGCGGCCTCCAGGTCCTCGTCATAGGGGCCGCGCCACTTCAAGATGCCGTGATCGTTCAGAGGGTCAGAGTGCCCGACGATCTCGTAGGCCATGCCGACGCGGGTCTCCTTGACGTTGCCCTTCATGCGGGTGATGAAGCGGGTCTTGTCCTTGGCTTCGATGACGCCGACCTCCGAGCGGCAGGCGCCAGTGAAGTCGATGGAGCCCATGCCGCTGTAGAGACGGGCGTCGCCTGCGGCAGACTTGCGGCGGTGGCGCACTATGACCATAGCGCAGCCGGTCTTGAGGCAGATGGCGCGCAGAAGCTCGGTCCAGGGGCGGGTCTCGTTGGCTCGGTGCATGTCCACGGAGGCGCCGATCCAGGCTTGCAGGGGGTCCACGATGACCATGCCGATCTGGCGGTCCTGGATGAACTCGAACATGTCTTCTGCAGAGGGGCGGTCGATGGTTCGGACCGCGTCGGTGATCCAGACGCGGGTCATGTCGGCTCCCTGGTTCTCCAGGCGCCAGACGATGGTGTCCTCGGCGTTGTCTTCGCCGTTCATGATCCAGCAGGAGGTGGGCGGTTGCGACTCGCTGGTCCCCGGGAAGGGCAATCCGCGCGACAGGCGGGCTACCAGCTCGCAGACCAGCGTGGATTTACCGATACCGGGGTCGCCGGTGAGCAGGTTGAGGGCTCCTTTGACCAGGTAGGGCTTCCAGAGCCACTGGATGGGGCGCTTCTTGATGCCGTCGGAGCGGCGGATCACGAATTTGGAGGCGTCAGGCGGTGCGATATGCTCGGTAGACCCCGTCATGGTGTATCCTTTTGGTGCAAGGAGGGGTGTCATAAGGCCAAATCCCTAATAAAGCAAGGATGCTGGCATCCTGAGGCGCTATGACGCACCTAGAGTGCTGCTCACCCACCTTGGGGTTCGCACTCGGGGGTGGGGTGACAGGTGCACAAGGACACTTAGGGGGTTTGGCACGGTGTCATAGGACGAGAAGCAGGCCTGGAGATGATCGCTCGCTACGCTCGCTCTGCTCTGGCCCCCTACTGCAGGCCCACCGCAGGTGGCCAAGGGGCTCTTATAGGTAAGTTGGCACCCTGCCACCCCTCCGAACGTCGCTTACGCTCGCGTATTTGTACTAGCAGGAGGAGGACCCCTGCTCGCTAGAACCGAGCCAGGGGGGACTCCGCACATTGCCTTGGCACTCTGAGGCCTATTACCGGCTACTACCCAGCGCGCTCCCCCTACTGACCAGCGTTCAGCAGGATAGTTGCGCGGTTGTGTGAATTCTTGCGCGACACCTTGCGCGATTGGCTGGACCGCGCGACCCGCCAGCGGCGAGCGAGCAAAGCGAGCGAGCCCGTCCTGCGATGATCCGTACTCTTCGTATGCTTGAAAACGCTCGCAAGGGCAGCCCAGAGGGGCCCCGAATTCTGCC